ACTAAAACTAAGTTTAGTTTTGATTATGAACTACAAATATTTGAACAAAACCTAAACAATTTTTATAAATACAAAAGCAAAAGTATTAATAGACAAGAATTTATTGTACTTTTAAAATGTGAATAAAAAAGGTAAAGACAAATTAGTTCAAGAAATAAAAGATTTTATAAAGAAATATCAAGAAATGGCAATCACAGAAGATTATAGAATTGCTAACAATGATGTTAAGTGTTATAAAAGAATAAGAGCATTGGCTGATATGTTTACTTATGAACAATATTCTGAAAGAACTGAAGAAATAAATAATATGATAAATGATTTGTGGGTGTTATATTATTATTTTAAAAACAATCAGAACAATCAGAAAACAACTTATGAAAATATGTATAATAAATATAGAGATTAAATATATTAAAAATTAATATAATTTTGTAAAGTGAAAAGCAACAAAATACAACATACTAAAAAAGCACTATTAGAATCTTTAGAGAAATCTCTAGGTGTAGTTACAACAGCTTGTAAACAAGTGGGTATTGATAGAACTACATTCTATAGATATTGCAAAGAAGATAAAGAATTTAAAAAGCAAGTTGATGATTTAAGTAATGTAGCAAAAGACTTTGTTGAAAGTCAATTGTTTAAACAGATACAAGATGGCATACCTACATCAACTATATTTTATTTAAAGACTAAGGCAAAAGATAGAGGATACATTGAAAGACAGCAGATTGAACATAGTGGAGGAATACAAAGTAAACTGATTGAATGGACACCAGTAGGAAAGAAAAAATAGAATGTAATATACAATTCTATCAAACTTTAAACAGCAACAAAAGAGTTATCATACATCAAGGAGGTTCAAGAAGTGGAAAGACGTATGCAATATGTCAATGGATAATCTACTTACTAACAACTGAAAAAGAAAGATTAATTATAACAGTAGCCAGGAAAACATTACCTGCACTCAAAGGAAGTGTATATAGAGATTTCATTGAGATTGCTCAACAAACAGGAATTTATTATTTTGCAGAAATCAATAAAGCTGAATTAACATTTCAATATAAAAATCATTTAGTAGAATTTATTTCATTAGATAATGAAATGAAAGTACGTGGAAGAAAAAGAAATATTTGTTTTCTTAATGAAGCAAATGAATTTTTTTTAGAAGATTTTAATCAGTTAGCATTAAGAACAACTGGTAAACTTATATTAGATTTTAACCCAAGTGATGTTATTCATTGGATATATGAAGTTACAAACAGGTCAGATGCAGAATTATTTGTTACAACTTATACAGATAATTTCTTTCTTGACCCAGAAATCAAGAAAGAAATAGAAAGAATGAAAGAACAAGATGAGGATAGATGGAGGGTTTATGGTCTTGGTGAAAGGGCAACATTCAAGCAAGGACAGATATATGATAAATGGAAGTGGATAGATTATAAAGATTTCCTAGACAAAGAACATTGTGAAATTGCTTATGGTATTGATTTTGGATTTACAAATGATGAATCTACAATAGTAGAAGTAAGAAGAAAGAATGATAGATTATATATTCACGAATTGTTATTTAAAAAAGGATTAACAAATGAAGATTTATTTAATGAAATAAAAGCATTAGGTTTAAAAGAAGAAATATTTATTTGTGATAGTGCTGAACCAAAGAGCATTGAAGATTTAAGAAGATTTGGATTGTATTGTAAGCCAAGTATTAAGGGGGCAGGTAGTGTGATGGCAGGAATTAATAAGATAAAAGAATATCAAATATTTGCTTCAAAAGAAAGTAAAAATCTATTAAATGAATATCAATTTTATGTTTGGGAAACAAACAAAGATGGAGTTACGATAAATAAAATAAAGCAAAATGGTCAAGACCATTTAATGGATGCTTTTAGATATGCAGTAACAACTGGACTAGCAAGACAACAAGAGTTAGTCATAGTTTAAATATTTTATGTATTTTTGTTTTTAAATTATATCAATGGCAAGTTTTTTAGACAGAATCAAAAATAGCATTAAAGCATTTGGGCAAACCAACACAAACGAATCATACAATAGATTTATATATAATGTATTAGGAAAGAATACAGTTGTTGGAAATATTAATGATGATGATTTTATTAGAAGGGGTTATGCTTACAACCCTACAATATATTCTTTAATTAATCTTATAAGCAAAGCAGCAATAACAGTTCCATATACTATATACCAAAAAGTAGATGAACAAAACATAAAAGAATATAAATCTCTTACAAGCAATTCTTTAAATTCAGAAAGTTTATTAAAAGCAAAGCTAATGAGAAAGCACATATTTAAAGAAGTTGAACATTCTGCTTTGGGTAAGCTATTACAAAGACCTAATCCTACACAATCTTGGAGTACATTTTTAGAAGAACTTATTGGCTTTGGTAAATTAACTGGCAACAGATATGTATATTCTATATACCCAGATAGTGGTGAAAACAAAGACCTAGCATATCAGCTTTATAACTTACCTGCACATTTAATTGAAATAAAAAGTGATGGAATATTCAAGCCAGTTTCAAAGTACACAATGAATTATAACGATAGTAAATATGATTTAAGTGCTGAAGAAGTATTACATATTGCAGACTGGAATCCAGATTATGATGGTAGTGGCTCACACTTATACGGTCAATCACCAATAAAAGCAGGTATGAGGGTTATGACTACAAACAATGAAGCTGTAGAAACATCATTAAAATATTTACATAATCAATCTGCTAGAGGTATGCTAACACCAGATGATGATAATTTAACACCTACACAAGCACAACAATTAAAGTCTGCATTTAGAAGAAACTTTCAAGGAACAAAATCTGCTAATGATATAATGATTACTGGAAAGAAATTTAGTTGGGTAAACTTTGGATTATCATCTGCTGACCTACAATTGTTAGAATCATATAAAGCAAGTAAACAAGATTTAGCAAACCTATTTGGTGTGCCAGTTCTTTTGCTTACAGGTGAACACGCAACCTATGATAATTATAAAACTTCAAGACAAGTGTTGTTTACTAATTGTGTGATTCCAGAATTAAATAAACTAAGAGATAGTTTAAATGCTTTCTTAGTTCCACAATTTGGTGAAGATTTATATTTAGATTTTGATTATTCTGTTATCCCAGAACTGATGCCAGAACAAGCTAAGTTAGTTGACCAGTTATCTAAATCTTATTGGCTTACAACAAATGAAAAAAGAGAAGCTGTAGGGTATGGTGTAGATGAAGATAATATAATTATGAATGATTATTTAGTTCCAAGTGGAATGATACCAATATCAGATTTAGATTTAGGTATTGATGAATCAGTTACATTTCCAACTGCTACACCAAATGTTGAAGAAGAAGTTGTTGAAGAAGAAGTTATAGAAGAAATAATTGAAGAAGAAGAAACAAAAAACAAAAAAGATTTATCAGATGAAGTTTATGAAACTGAAGATGAAGCTATAGATAGAGCAAAACAAATAGGATGTTCTACAACACATTCACATCAAACTGAAGATGGTGAGGTATTTATGCCTTGTGGCTCAATGGATGAACTTGAAGATGCACTAGCAAATGAAAATAAAGAAGAACTTTATAGCAATTATCCTAAGTCTGCAATAGCAAAAGCGAAGAAAGCAAAAGAAATAAATGAATCATTCGGTAATCCTTGTGCAACTTTAGTTGGCAAGAATAGAGCATCAGACTTAATTGAAGGTAGAGGATTATCATTAGAGATAGTAAAGAAAACATTTGCATATTTATCAAGGGCATATGAATATGTAAGTGGGGATTATGTAGATGAAAAAGATAAACCAATTTGTGGTGATATATCTTTTTCTTTATGGGGTGGTGATAATAAAGTTTCTAAAATAGAAGATGATGCAATGTATAAATGGTGTAAAAAAATCTTAGAAAAAAACGATGAATAATGCCATTACCAAATCCAAAACCAACAGAAAGCAATAATCAATTTATTCAAAGATGTATTATAGATGACACAATGCTATCTGAATATCCAGATAGAAGGCAAAGGTATGCTGTTTGTGTTTCGTTATCTACAAAAAAAACTGTATTAAACAAACAACAAAAAAGAAAAGTTGCTAAAGAATTTGAAAAACAAGTAAGGTTAGCAATG